AGGCAGGGATGCCACGTAGATGACATCATCCTGAAGTTCAGGGAGCTCTCCAATGAGTTGTGGATCTTGGGTATGAAACTTGGGCATCTCAAGCTCCATCCCATCGATGGACACGGTGATGTTTCCGAGATTCTCGACCTTGCCGCCTACGCGGAGAACCTTCTCTGGGCTTTCCTTCGGCAGTACCGCAATGACCTTCCCGCCGTCAGCTGGCTGGCGGTCATAGAAATTGAGGTCATGAGGGGTAACATTGATAAGTTTCGTTGCCATGTGAATTCCTACTTATAGAATATAACCAACTTACCACTTTTATAGTATATAACTCAAAAAGCCAGCTTTTACATGTTCACTATAAATACCCCACCAAAACATCGTAGTAATCTAGTTATGAATCGGAGGGATATGATAGAATGGATAAAGAGAAACAGCAGCTGCAGCGTATGTATGATGATATAGAAGCTGCAGTGGCAGAAGTGAAGAGAGATCCTTCTGTTGAAAACGTCAATGATCTTAAGCTTTATTTGAATAAATACTTTGATCCTGCAAAGTGTATCAATCTTCTTTATACACAGAATACTGATAAACTCTTCTTTGGAGTATATGCACTTCCAAGGATAAATGCTGCAGATGTAATGAAGATTCTGTTTGGATCTCCAGATGGTGAAAGATTTATTGTTAAAGAATATGATCTTGAGTTAGACTCTCGTCTATTTGATGAGAGAATAGATCTTACAGCTGCTCAGATCACAGCAGTATTAATTCATGATATTGGACACTTGGTAAATGATTCTGCTCCAGTATATACTGTCAAGAAAGAACTAGATCGTTATATGGCTAATAAGGGAACTACCCTTAAAATCCCTGAATCTATTCATTATCGAAATCTCTTGGCATATGGTTTTGCAGATTCTATGCGTAAGTATACAGCAATCTTTGAAAAAGATCATTATGTAGCATCTGAGCTGACAGATGAGTTCATTGATTGGTGCGATTTCTCTGGATTGATTACATCAGCATTCAATGCTGCATCTAGACTTGGATATAATCATAACAGAGAAATTGTGAATAAGTTTATTGTCTTCTCATGGGTATTGAGATTCTATATGGATATTGCCCATAACCGCATTCCTGCTATCATGGGAATCAAAGACTGTATTGAACTCTCTCCATCTCAGTTAGAGAAGAGAGAGCTTAGAAAACTTGTTGTAGAGATCTCTAATATAGATGATTCCGAGTTGATCACTGAAAGTACAGCAAAGATTCTTAACGAAGTAAGATCCATGATTACCAAAGATTATCATATGAAGTCATATGATACATATGCTATCATGGAAGCAGTTAAAGATGATATCGTAGATCTTGTACTCAAGAAAGACTCTATTGATGAGAACGAACCAGATGGATTGGATAACCTATTGGGAGAGATCAACTCTAAGATGTCTCATATACAAGACTACGTAGAGAATGATGGTTCTCTTTCCAAGATAGAACTGAAACAGTGGAATCAGATGTATACTGATCTTGGAAAGATGAGAACAGCTCTTACTAAGGGGCAGTTGTTTACTCCTGCTAAATATATGGTGAACTCATATTCAAACATTGATGGAGAACAGTAAGAGATAACAAACAGTACTACTCCGTTTGGAGTAGTACTACCATATTATCTCTTTTGGATATATACAATAGAAATGAATAGTATGGAATACATATTATTACTTAGTCATTTTCATCTATGAGGAGGAATTTTAAAATGGCAGCTTTTGGAAGTTATGGGAATCAGAATCAGATATCTCCTACATTGTATGGATACTCTCTATTCAACAAGGACTCTGCTATTGATAAGACAATGATGTCTTTCAGTATGTGGAAGACAACCATTAAGATGGCTATCTATCCACTCATTGAATCTGATGATGACCAGATCAAATATGATCGTAAGAATGGAATTGCAATCTATCTTACTCCTCAGAAAGCAATGATGTTTGCACAGATTCTCAAAGAGTTTAGAGATAAGTGGCAGACAGACGATCTCAAGAAAGTAGACAACAGTGGTATCGTATCAGGACAGAGTTTGGTAGCAGTATGCTCTCCTCAGTTCTTTAATAAAGATCCTAAGACAACTGGTCCTTCTATTGTTGTTCGTAGAGTGACAGACGATGGTCATGTAGAAGCATCATATGCATATGAATGCAAAGTGAACTTTTATAACGCAATTAGAGATTATGATGAGAAGACTGGTAAGTATAAACAGGATTTCTCTCAGTTCAATAACGTAGAGCTTGATACTATTATCATGCAGCTGGAATCATACTTCTCTGCTATGACGAATACAGTAGCATTTACTGTAGCAGAATCTTTGTATCCTACATTGGATAAGATTGCATCCAAACTTGGTGTAGATCTGAACTCAAACTATAATGGTGGGCAATATAAGAGCAATAGCTACTTTGGTGGGAATGGAAACAACAATAAACCACAGCAGCAAAATCCTGGAACAGCAGGATATACAACAGGAAGCTTAGAGGGCCTTCTCTCTAGTTAATATATCTCTTAATAGATGAAGTACAAGAGAACAGCTGAGGATACAGCTGTTCTTTTTTTTATGGTAAACCGATATGGAAAAAGAAAAGAATATCTTCGTAGACTTTGATACTCTGTTTGATACAGCATATGGGTCTGCTAAGTATATACTGTCAAAGTATCCTAACTCTAAGTATATTATGAGAGATGCATACTCATGGACACCATACTTCCTAAAGTGTAAAGTACTTACTAGAGATGACTTCAATCCTATAACAGTAGTACTTAAAGAAGAATACAAAGATCAAGCAGAGACATTGTATGAAGAATTAAGAACAAGACATTGGGATGAGGTACTAAGTAAATCTCCACATACAGATATCATACGATTGATAAACTCTGGGTATGGAGAATATGGATATACAATATACGTCAACTGTTCTCATCTTAGTGAACAAATGTTAATGGAGAGGATAAAGAGAGATTGGAAATCAGAGATGGATATCGATGATGCCAAACGATTCTTCTCTATGTTTATATACAACATGGATACCCTAATGGATAGAGTAAAGAATGTAGATGGAAAGAGTCTTTATATCTACTACCATAAACCGAACTTTATAAACTATAAAGAACAGATTCCGAATGAGTCTGTTCTACCATTAGGGATGACAAATACAATTGTGTTTATAGAGCCATATCGTAATCTGATCATACCAGATGATTGTGATATGACTCCTAATGATTTGGAGGTAGATCTAAATGGTAGTATCAAAGGGGTCAACATCTGAGGTTAAAGTAGTAACCAATATCGTAGAAGAAGATGCTCTTCGTAAAGCACAGTTGAGAGCATTGAAGATCTTCTCTGATGCGGTGTCTAAGACGTATGGTCCTATGGGTGGATATACAGCATATAGCCTTATGGATAGCAATTCTAAACTCAAGGCTGTTATGCACAACTATACCAAGGATGGATTTACTGTTCTTAAACATGTAGATGTAGATAAGCCCATTGAGTCTCTCATTAAAGATGAGATTCGTGATATCTGTGCTCAGGTTATCAAGAAGGTTGGAGATGGTACCACATCTGCAACAATGATGTCGTATTTCCTCTTTAGGCGACTCTATGATCTCCATCGCAATGCAGGGATTCCTAAGCGTTCTATTATTAAACTCTTTAAAGAGATGATTGCTGAAGGAAGTAAGAGAATTGTAGAGCATGGTCATGCTGCAACAGTAGATGATATCTACAATATTGCACTTACATCTCTCAATGGCAATGAAGAGATGGCCAATATCATCAAGGGCATTTATGAAGACTCTGGTATGGATGTATTCATTGATGTTGCTATCTCCAATACAACAGACCATACCATCAAAACTTATAATGGTATGAGTTATGAATCTGGATACATTGATCCTGCATTTGTAAACAATGCTGCTGATCAGACATGTGAACTTATCAATCCGAAAGTATATGTGTTTGAATCTCCTATTGATACTCCTGATATGATCAATAACGTACGAATGATTCTTGATAAAGAAACATTCCAACCTGTTGCAGAAATGCAGAAGGCTATGCAAGCCAATAAGCAGTATAAAGGTCCTCGTCCTCGTGCTGTTATTATTATTTCTCCTCATATCTCAAGAGATGCAAATTCGTTCATTGATAGTCTGATTAGTCAGTTCACCTCTACCTCTGTAGAGCATCGTTTCCCAATCTGCTTGGTGACCAATATTGCTAATGACAATAACTTCCTTACAGATATCATGAACATGACTGGGGCTAAGTTCATCAAGAAGTATATTGATCCCAAAGCATATGAGAATGATAAGGTTATCAATCTTGCTCCTACAGAAAGCAATATTACAACCTTTGGTGGAGAAGCAGAGAAGATCATTGTAGATGCTCTGAGTACACGTATTATCAATCCGAAGAATATGTATGATAAGGATGGGAATCATACAGAGTTCTTTAAGAATTATATTGATCAGCTTGAAGTACAGCTTAAGATGTATGAAGAGACTCGTGAAGAGTTGGTTAAGATTGGTAATCTTAAGCGTCGTATTAATATCCTCAAAGCTAATATGGTAGAACTCTATATTGGTGGTATTGGTATTGCTGATCGTGATGCACTCAAAGATTCAGTAGAAGATGCAGTATTGAACTGCCGTTCTGCTGCTAAAGATGGAGTTGGCTATGCAGCTAACTTTGAGGGACTGCGTGCATTCAATGAACTCGATAGCGAGATTCTTGAGAAGAAGAAAGAAGTAGAAGCAGATGAGAATGCATCTGCAGAAGACAAATACATTGCTTCTCTCCGTTATACCATTACAAGTGTCATTCTCTCCTCTTACGTAGAGCTCTGTTCTAACATCTATCTCCCATACTACGATTACGATGAAGATCTTGCACGTAAGATGGTATTTGCAAGTATCACCTTTGATCCTTCTCAGTATAACCTCAAAGAACAGAGCCCATTCAATATCATTGATGAAGCCTTTGATGCTAAAGTTCTTACTTCTATTCAGACAGAACCTGTTATGCTTGATGCTATTTCCCGTATCATTACTCTTCTCTTTGATACGAATCAGTTCATTGTTCCTGATCCTAGATTCAATGTATACTCAATGGATGCTGTTGAAGAGGGATATCAGAACTCTGATGATACAATGGTGTTAGATACCACAAAGAAGAATGAAGAGAAGAAAGAAGAAGTCTCTGTAGAAGAGTTCCTCAACGAAGAGAAATAAAACTTTATAACTTTCTCTACATACAATTACAGCTTTTCATAAAATTCCTCACTATATGTCGGTAGGCTTATTAGTCTACCGACAATTCATTGTATGGAGAGAATTACCATGGATATGACAATCAGTGATTACTTAAAGAACCCAGCAGGTGGTAGAAACCACATGTTAGGCCAAACAGAAGTGGCTAAAGCAGTATACACAGATAAGTTCAACAAGATGATGCTTAAGTATGCTGGTAAGATTAAGTACTTCTTGTTTAAGAAGAATGATGATACTAGATATACTATACTCATCAAACTACCATCCGAGAATATAGAGAATCTAACGTATGATGTGGTATTAGACTTCTATACCAAAGATGATGTGAATCTTAAACCAACCAATCTAAACAAGTACTATGTACGGTTCTTCTCCAATGATCCTAACTTCACTTATACCTATGCATATGCATTCAATAAGAATAAAATGGTAGTACCTGAACTAGTAAACAAACTTAGCCCACAATCAGTAAAGAAGACACCACATATTACAAATCCAACTACTACTTCTGGTTATGTAAAGTCCCTCTATGTAGCATACTTGTTCTTTGAAATGAAGGGATTCATGAACAAGTTAAACTGGATGGATGCACAGAAGTTTACTTCTTCGGCTTTACAAGAGTTGGTAATGACGTGTGATAGAAAGATAGCACAAACCAATGACATGAAGAAGATTCAGACTGCCACTAAGAATGGTAGTATGACGATTGCAACTGGGGATGAGGATGCTGGCCATCTTAATTATAAAGCTAGAGGGGCCGCTCATATGACTAAGATGATCAGTAAGGTTAAGAGGGTTAACCGCATAACAGCATCCAATAGCACATCACATACAGTCAATAAAGTTAAAAAGATTGGTAAAAGGTAGTAAACTTTTTATCAGTAACTTACTATATGACTGCGAGAGGGATTTCTTTAGAGGAAAGAGGAGAGAAAGCTCATGTATGAAGAAAACATAGAGACAGAGAATGATTTGTCCTACCCAAATCAAAGATTCTATGCTCCAAGATTTATACTTGATCGATCACTATACAAACCAGGGCAAAAGATACAGGTAGTAGATTTTGTAAATACCAACTTGTATGCTCAGGGCGCTCAAGTTGCTATGCATAATTCTGCTATCAATGCACAAAACAACTTAAAGCAAACTATCTTACCTCAAAACCCATATCAACCACCGATTGATATGTGGACACCTCAAACTCCAGAAGAAAGAATCTTTACTCATATAAGAGGGGCTATCATAGCACCAGTACATCGTCTATTTGGTATGGCAGATGATGATGAAGCTAATAACATGATAGACTACTTTTACGTGACAGCTAAGCGGTGTTATAACTCTGATACAAAGATGAAGGATGGTAAACTCTCCATAGGATTTAGAGATCATTGTACAAACTACATGAACTACTTTGAGAGATTCTATGATGATGAATATCAGCTCTTAAGTCTATATGCTCATGTGAAATATATGACAGACTGTGAAACCGATAACTATTCGTTAGATGCTTTCCTTCATGATTTATGGAAACACTTTATCAATCCTAATGCATCTTATCAGTCTCAATATCTAAACTATAAGATTGATAAGATGAATATCGAACAATACAATCTTGAACTAAACTACAAGAACAACAAGTCTCCAGTATTAGAGTATACAGATTATCATGCTAAGATAATGCTGAAGATATCTGTTATGCAGAACATGATGATTCCTATGCTGACTCACTTCATCATCAAGAAGAAGATACATGCTAGTGAAATCAAAAATGTTCTATTGAAATCATTCGATTTGTTCTTCCAAGCTGCTAAGATGGTATACAATATAGATCTCATCTCTAAGATATTTGAGACTACATTCTCTAATGTATCTAAGAATACCACTAGCAATGCTGTATTATGGGATATGCAAAATATACGTGGTAGAAACTCTACTACTCATTCATCAGAGACTGTAGAGAATATCATCATGCAGATCATCCCTAAATATACCTATGATAAGAACATCATCCATTTCAATTACAACGCTATTAATCGTGATATAAAGTTTAGAGTTACTGATGTACCATATGAGTATTCATTCGTAGTACTCTCCTCTTCAGTAAGAGATGATGATAACAACTCCGAGTGTGATAAGTTTGAAGCACATGCTGCTAAACTTAATGAGGCTATTTTGATTCAGACACTGGTCAACTGTTCTACCACCATGGAAAGAATAGAGATCAAGTATGGTCCATTTGATGAGAATGAGATAGAGTTCTACTATCATCAGATGTGCCGCAATGGAAAATTTGTTGTAAACTCTTTACAGAAGACATTAGTTACATATTTATTTGCTAAAGAGTTTGATGATCCACAGTCTGCAAAGATTGTTAATCTACGTCAGTATATTATACTGATCATTGCCGCTAGAAGACTATTAGAGTCCTATAATCTATTCCAGCTTCCATACATGATTGGTGGTAAAGTGAATAGAGTAGTTACTCGTAAGAATATCAACAAAAAAGAACTGCAGAAGATAGAAGCATCTAAGTACTATCCTCTTATCCATGATAAGTATAACAATGAGAAGATAGAACAAGATGTCATTCTCTCTCTTATTGCACAGATACTATCATCTGAGTTCCAGACGATTGACTATTACAACCAACAGAATAATGGGTTGATTATCAACGTCATACCAGATATAGTATCAGAAGAAGTATGTAGATTTGTTATGCTGATTTGATACATGTATGAGAGTATGGGTATATGCTCCCATACTCTTTATTTTTTATCATAGAGATATACTATACCAATGAGAAGGAGAGTAAACAATATGGAAGATAATGGATATGTAGTTGCACTTAGAGCAAATACAAAAGAAGAAGAGGATATACTATCATATCTATCTTGTATTGAAAGAGATACATTGTTTCCTTTGTTGAAAGAGATGTTACGTGTATATGGAGAGAATGGGCATCAATACAAAAAGTTTAGCAATACCTATAGCATCAAAGATACCTTTGGGAGTTATGCTATAGATAAGATATACTCCCAACTAAACAAAGAGGTTATAGATGAACCAGAAACAAGAGAATGGTTAGAAGGGTTAGAGTACTCTACTATAGAGACTCCATTGTTCAAACGGGCTATAGAAGAGTTCCCATCTATTCTAAACAATAAGTATCTTGATGAACTAAAACAATCTTTCTATAGCAAAGATAATAAAGATGGTATTTTATGTAAAGATCTTATATGGGAACTATACGATGATTACAAAGTATCATTGGTACCAATCTATATCATATTCAAAGAGGAGAATACTGATGAAATAAAAATCATTGTTATTCTCTTTGATATACTTAGATGCCATGATGGTAAAGACTTTGCATTTAAAGAGTATCAATCTATGTGTGGATATATCTATACTGATAAACAATCAGACAAAAAATAAACCAAAGTTCCTGTACAACTTTGGTTTGCCATACAAAACAATGGACATGTTGTTTTTGCCTATGATATTAGTTTATCTAAAATATATGGTTTCTATATCTTTTGCAGCTATTACTGCTGCATTTCTATACTCTTCGTATCTGTCACATACATCAGAGTCTTTGAAACCATATAGAGGATTAGCCATATTGTAATACTCCATGATGAGCTTTACAACAGGATCATCCTCTTGCTTTTGATAATCTGTATTTATCATAAGCAATAGTCCTCCTTTCCTAGATTGAAAGGAGTCTGTACAGGTCATCCTTTCAAGTATATAATATATAACTAGAAAAGAGGACTATTCATCCCATACTCATTAGAGTATGGGATAAGTTTGTGTTTAAAAGGAGTTTATGAAAATGAGACTTTGGAACTCTAAACTAACAAAGATTGGGATAGTTAATGGCATAGATGAAGTTGTTGGAGGAGCATATGATAAGAGAAGTACATATTCTAATATTGCATACTCTCTATATGTACTTAACTGCACAGATACACATACTATACTTACTAACTATCCTGAGATATTGGATAACGATATCTGCAATGGACTTCCAGAACTTATTATGGATGCTACAACCAAAAGGTACTTATTCTGTGAAGGTAAGTATATATGGGATGGAGATTATGTAACAGAGGATAAGAATATACAAGTTAGGTATATCTTATTCAACCCATATAATCTAGGTCATGAGTATGGTAGAATACTTGCTGTATTATTAGCAGATTATCCAAGCGAGATAGATTATCCTAAATTCAATAACATCATACTCTTAGACAATATAGATATACATAGCAAGGTATCTATATTAGATCAGGCATTTGCTAAGTGTAAGAAAGCTATGGCAAAAGCAAAGAAATATAGAGATAAGAACAAAGAGGAGAGTAATCTCATGGGTAGAAAGAAGTATAATAAAAAGTTTGTAAGGAAAGAAGGTGTCTAGAGTGACTGAAGAAGAAACAATGCACAAATTCTTTAAGTACGTCAAAGAAGAATTTCCATCATTAATATATGCTATATTGAATACTGCAAAAGCTGCATACAAACCAATGGCTGCCAATATAAATAGGTGTGCTATAAACCAGAGAAATTGGAGAATGTATCGAGTTGATCTAGGAGGTAATGGCAGACACAGAAACATACGAAAAGCTATACGCCTTATGGCTAATAGCAAACGTCCAAGAATAAATGTTGTAATAAGTGATATATCAAGCATAGACGATATTGATGTTGAGATAAACGAAAGAGATAGAACTCCAATACTTAAGTGGCTAATGCAAATGCCTATGTCAGACAAAGGACCAGAAAGGGGAATATCTAAGGATCTAAATTGTCTCAAGGATCATAAGATATGAATACACAACTACAAGATGCTTTGAGAGAACAACTACATCAGTTGTTCCCTGAAGCTAAAGATGCTAGTGGTAGAACAGAAGTTACTATCAACTGTCCCTTATGCGAAAGAGAAGGAAATCCAGACTTTGGAAGACATATGTATATCTCTCTAGGATGTGATGATAAACCTCCTATGTATAACTGCTTTAAAAGAGATACACATAGGGGATTATTATCACAATCGTTCCTAGAGGAGTTTTCCAAGTACCCCCAGTATGTAGACGCTGAATTGATGGAAAATGTTGAAAAAGCGTCTAAGGAGGCTTCTAATTTAGGCGCATATCGGCTAAATAAGAAGCGTCAATATGGGTTTTTCATACTACCATCAAAAAATAATGCACTTTCTGAAGCAAAATTGAATTATATCAACAATCGTTTAGGATTATCATTGAATTACCAAGATCTTAAAGAGAACAAGATCATCTTAAACATACTCGATCTAATAAGATATAACAATATCAGATCTAACACTAGATCTGATTATATCTTGGAGTATTTGAACACATACTTCATAGGATTTGTTACTAATACAAATGGATCTGTCATTATGAAGAATATAGCGGATCCAAAGAAAGTACAATTACCTGAATCTATAGATTCTAGGTATATAAAGTATAATATAATAGATAATGCAGAAACTGGATATTATGCAATACCAAGTAATATAGATCTACTATCTCATATAGATATAAGAATAGCAGAAGGTACGTTTGATATACTATCTGTATTCTACAACGTATGCAATCAAGATAAGTTGAACAACATCTATATCTCCATAGGAGGTAATGCATATCTAAATGCTATAAGATACTTCTGTACTACTATAGGTATAGTAGATGCTACATATCATCTGTATATAGATAATGATATTCCTAATCATATCTTACCAGATATAAAAGAGATGATAACCCCATTGCATGATGTGTATATACATATCAATGCAGCTCCTGGAGAAAAAGACTTTGGCGTTCATCCATCCAGAATAAACGAGTATGTGTACAAACTATAAGATATCAGACAAAAAATAAACCAGACTCCCATACAGTCTGGTTGGTCTATATTCCCATGCATACAACTTAATTGCTATGAAAGTGAAAAGAACTATCTTTTCATAATCTGCTCTATGTCGCAGACAGTCTGTTCGGCTATCTTTTTGACACTAGCAAACTTTTTACGATTAGGTTGCTCGAACAACCTTAATCTATATCTTTCATCATATTCGTAGATCATAAGACCTACTAATGGTGAGAGATGTTCGCCATAGATTTTTTCAATCATAGCAAAGGTCCTCCTTTCCTAGAATGGAAGAGTCAGAGGTATGGGTAACTCTTCATATCTATAATATATAACTAGAAAAGAGGACTATTACATCCCATACTCATTAGAGTATGGGATCATTTCTATTTGAAAGGATTCTAATATGATAACTCCTATGCAGAATGCATTCATTACTGCAATAGATTGGGGAACAAGATTTCCTGTAACGATATATAACTCCTATGGTAGATTTTATAACATGGGGAATCCATCATCTATCTATAACGAATCTAAAGTATTTTTTGATTCTAAGTATACGGCTTGTCTTAATCTACTTAGATCACTAAGTGGATTGAAAAGGCATGATAGTAAAAAGTCTAGAAGAAAGGTATACTCTAAATGGGAAAGTAGGATCAAGCATATAAGAGATACCATACCAGAAAAAAAGTATAACTGGTTTTTGATACGATATCATATTCTATCTAGTATGGTAATAGATATGATACCTCCATTCAGTATATTAGCAATAGAAGATCAGCCAATATTCTATGCTGATAGTTATAATAGCATAACTCCTATAGATGATTCATGGTCATCTATCATGAGGATAGATATACTATTTGCTTTCATACTAGCAAAAGCAGAACAAAAGGGGGTAGATGTAATAAGAATACCTCCTACTTATACTTCAACTACATGCCCTATGTGTAGAAGTAGAAATGGTGATAATAGAAATAAGAGAGTCCATAGATATATATGTGATACATGTGGCACTGTATTGAATGATGACTCTATAGCCGCATTGAATATACACAATGAAGCATATAGACAAAAGTTTGGAAGATTTGTCGGAATGGATCCAGCACTATATGGAGATACTAAAAAGATTGTAATATTGAAACAACAACAAGAGTGTATAGAGATTCCTCATGATCATATATTAGAACAAGAGACATACGTCAATATGGATTATAGTAGTATGCTAATGGCTATACATTATGAGTTAGGAAAAGCATAGAGAAAGAGGAACTAATCCTCTTTCTTTTTTTCTGATTCAAGCCTACTCGATCACATCTTAATAACATGGATGATTGGAGGTTATTTTATGGGTTTTACTAATACCTCATATAGAGATACGGCAGATAGTATAGTAAGCTCGTTTCAACAAAAATATAGCAAAGCTGCCCCTTATTATAAATTCATAGACAAGAAGCCCACCACAGTTGACTATTGGAATCTTAGCACTACTCGTACTACATTCGATATGGCAACTGAACAGGCTTATGATCAGTTAGGAGACGAGTCTCCTTTAAGATTCAATAAAGTTAAGTCTTTCCAGATATATGGATTGACTAAGATGCATATAGATCTCCAGATAGGAGAGTTTGGCCCAGAATCATCTCCTATAGAGGGAGATGCATATATCCTTCCTAATACTATCATACCATCAGCAGATGACTACTTTACAATCTTATCTTTATATGGAAAAGATGCAAAGATGGTATTCAGGGTTACAGAAGTACAGAAGGATACTATAGATAATGGAGCAAACTTCTATAGGATCCATTATGTGCTAGATAGACCAGATATGGATGCTATCAAGCATCTTAATAGGCAGACTGTAAAGATCTTTGAGTATATGCCAGGTAACGTAGGTACTAACTTTGTTACCTTGATGGAAGATAAGGATAAAGCTGCGTTAGATGCTCTTGCAGATATGATAGGTAGGATAAGACAGTTCTATATAGATCTATTCTATAAGAAGAATATACAAACCTTTGTCTATCTATACAATGACGAGTATTTATTCTATGATCCATATCTTATAGAGTTCCTTATAAGAAATAAGATCATGCAGAGTTCTAATGATGACTTCTTGTATATCTCTCAGGCTACGTTTAGATCTAGCACATTTTCTATAGAGTATGCTAGGACTATCTTCCTTAACTTTGAAGAGAATGATCATGAGTTATCTTTAAATACAGCTTATCCTATCCAGATATGTGATCCAAATAGTCTACTTATGGATAGATTAGAAGAGTACTTTGAACTTTCTGTACTGAAACAGAACTATTCATTTACCCATCCTATAAACATACTAGATATGGATCTCTTTGATCGTATAGTAAATGGAGAACTGTATGATGAAGAGGATATAAATAATCCTATTTACAGAAACATCATCATCGGATACATGAAAGATGGACTGAGTCATACAATATCGAAAGAATCGTTAGATAGTATACGAGATATAGACTTTAGACCTAGCAAAGATCTATTCTATGAACTTCCACTACTCATGTTTGTGATGACTAAGATACTCTTAGATGGTATGACTGATAAATCTAATGATGATAACTGGGATGTTGAAAACAAGTGCTATATGACACGAAACTGAAAACAAAGTAGTAATCCGATATAAAGGAGGATAAAATGAAATGTCTCAGGCTGTAGATACATACCTTCTTGAAGATATGAAGAAAAGCGAAGATGAAGAAATGATGCATCAGCTTGGTATCGATGAAGAAGGTTTTATGATTGATACAGTAGCATGCTTTGATGAAGAGACTGGACTGTATCCAGAAGATCAAGGCATGCTATTCCCACAACCTATTAGAGAAATTCCCTAAGAAAGGAGTTATCTAACAATGGATATCGAAGATATGGTAGATGGCCATTATGACGATGATCTGCATGATGATCCATTAATGGCTATTGTAGATAAAGATCTCGACGAAGAAGAAGATGCAAACGATGAACTTCTCAAAGGAGATCTTTCGGATTCGGATATGATTGATATCGTAGCAGAAATCGATCCTATGGATCCTCTCAGTGTTGTAGATCAGGCTATGATTGATTGATCAGACACTGTAATAAATTTTTGTATAAAAAGAGGAAGGTGCAATATAAATGGCAATGAAGAAGATCGTTGATGTAACGTGTGACCAGCCGTTTGCTATGGGATATAGTTCATTTGCTGGTATCTACAAAGAGATCGTTCTCGATACTGATGCAATCCTTAAGTGCCTTGAGAACAAGGCAAAGGTTGCAGAGGTTCTCGCAGATGGTACTCGTGTCCCTCTCCATTTTGGTAACTTTGATGAGGACAATGGCCCCTCTGCAGTTGCTAAGGATGCAGTTCTTGAGACTGATGCAGAGAGTCGTCCTCCTGTAAAGGTTGAGGTTGTTACTACGGCTAGTGCTAAGAAGCATGAAGCAGTAGAAGAGGTTACCGAGGTTGTTAACGAAGCTCCTGAGATCGAAGTTATCGAGGGAGAGAAGGAAGATACGTCTCCGAAGGTTGTTGAGGAGAATGTTGAGCCTGAGCCTGCTAAGAGTGATATCACGGTTGAGGCTCAGCAGGAAGAGTATGTTCCTAATAAGAATAACAACAACAAGAAGAACAAGAAGAAGTAATATATCTAATTCAATGATGAACCTAGGGATTGAGTTCCCTAGGTTCTTTATATGCCTTACATTTCAATAATATATTGACTTAGTAAGGGGTGTGTATAACGTGAGCAATACAAACGGTGCTGGAGATATAATTGGTTGCATCATTTGCGAAGAAACCAAACGAGATATAGAGTTTAAGATTACTGGTGAGAATAAGAATGGCTTTGTAACTGCAGAAGGAATCCTTCAAGAAGCAGACGAGATCAATAGAAATAGACGTTATTATCCACTAGAAGAGATCTCTGCTGCTATTATGAATCCTCGTCAGCAAGAGTTGGTATCTACTGGTAACTTTAAGGGTGAGGCTGGTCATCCATTGGATAAGTCTCTTGCTCGTCAACAGAAGATTGATCCACAATGTGAACAGATTTGGTATACTAAATTGTGGATGGATGGTCCATACGTTATGGGGCACTTTAGAGGGACCAATAATGATCTCGGTAGATCTCTAAATGATGATCTCAAGGATGGACAGAAACCATCTGTTTCTCTTAGAGCACTTGGTTCTCTCTTGAATGAGAATGGAAGAGCAACAGTACGCAATATGCAGATTGTTACATATGATCGTGTATACTTCCCATCTCATTCTAAGGCTTATATGACCAAACTGTTGACTACTGAGTCTGTTAATGGTGTAGATAGTCAGATTAAGAAGTACATTATCGATGAATCTTCGAATATGTTTAGTAAGCAGGAAGAAGTAGACTTCCTTTCTGAGCATGGCAATAGTGTAGACACAGCTGATAACTTTATTGTTCCTCTTAGACAAGAAGAGATCAGTGCATATATCATGAATGAGTCATCTAACGTAAGAGCCATTCTCAATTCATTTGATATCTTCTATGAATCAACCTCTTTTGATCCTATCAGTAGACAGGTTACTATGAAGACACGTCTTGGTGATACAATCCATCTAAATCTCGAAACTGCTGTTTCTAGAGAGATCATGCATGGAATCTCGGACTTATTTTAATACATAATATCATAAGGGGAGTATAGCGCAGTGGCTATACTCCATATCTTTATCTAAAACTATATAGATCATACTATAATAAGGTTCTATAAAGGAGGATAACTTATGCTTTACGTCAAACGTGGATTTGAAGACTCTTATTCATTGACAGACATTCCTGTCAACATCTTTGCTTTTGAGGGAGCAGATGGTGCAGGTAAGACACAATCTATCTCTATTATTAAGAAATGGTTAGAAGAGAATCATGTTAATACAATAGTACATGTACTATCTTTACCATCTTCTAGTCATGTAGAGTATAAGGCTATTAGATCCTATCTTGATATAGCCAATAGAACAAGATCTGAAAGTATGACTATGCAGTTTAAGATGCTACTGAATATGAAAGCAGCATTTGCTGATATAACTAGAGATGTATTGAAAGATAGCTCTAAAGATCATATCATTCTTATGGATAGATCTGCTTTCTCTACTATAGCATACAGTATAGCAGAAGATAATGGATTGAATCTTACACTGTATACGGAATATTGTAGTTATCTTATGCATAACAAATATCATATACGTCAATCAGAAACATTGAAATGCTTATCAGATACGATACATGTAGAAGATATATCTGCAATCAACCCTTATCCAATCTGGCCCTATGAGCTACTCCATTATATCTATAAGAAGTTGTTGGTTAATGAGAGATTAGATGGTAAGGCAGTATGTAATAAGTATACCATCCATTCAGCATACTTAGTACCAGATATTACTTTCATACTAGATCCAGGAGATAATATACTCTCTTCTCATTGCGAGCTTAGGAAGAAAGAAGTAGAAGATAAGAAGATAGATCCAGATAGCAAGGGAAAGAGGTTTATAGATACTAATGATATAGACCTAGATAAGATCTTTAAGGTAAACGATCTATACAATAACCTATCTAATTGTATCTCCGCATGGTATACAGAGTTTAGAAATCTCAATAGAGAGAATACCCTTCGCAGACATATCAGACCATTGATAAAGATAGAATGTAAAGATGGAAGACTAACTGAAGAACAGATCTATGAAGAGATGATCAAAGATATCAAATATCATATATCAGATCTAGAGGATCTACAGAACGCTAAAGCTTGCTAAAAAAAGAAAGAGAAAGAGGATGATCCTCTTTCTCTGTATTTTATTGAAACACCATGTTCGGTTTGTCTATCATAGATGATATTGCTATGGTTACTGGATCTCCTTCAGACTTTGACTTTTTGACCATATACATGTAATTGCTACATTCATCTACTGGTCGTTGCAGTACTAAAGATATCTGTGTAGTATCTTGCCATTCACCATTTCTAGTCATAGGGCATCTATATACTTCTCCAAAAGATGTAGTATATTCTAAATCTATATCCTTACATGCTCTAAATAAACCAGATAGATCATTGTTTAATATCTTATTTAGACACATCGTTATCTTCATACCAGCACTTAGTACAGATCTATATACAGGTTTGGGCCAGTTAGCTGGGGTTCTTGTCATAGGAGGAGAACAAGTCATTGCTGTATTGTAGTCTATATCATCTAGAGTAGACAAAGTAGACCAGTTTAGTTCTATGAACTCATTAGTCCATATTCTATTCACATTCTCTATGTATAGCATATAGTACTTGTTGGGGTTGAGATAATCTATATACTGATCACAGTGAGATAATTCATGTATAACCGTATTCAGTATGATCGCTTTGATCTGTGGAACAGATGCTGCTTTGATCTTTATACCATGCAAGAAGATATTATAGATATTAATATCTACTCTAGAGAAGATCTGTTGTCCCATAGAGAAGTTCTTTCTCAAATCTGTATCTCCAGATCTCGGACCAAAGGAAATATTCGTTGCTCTAAACGTGGGATTGATAACCCCATTACATAGATTGAACGACCTTACTGCGAAATCTACGAATACACTATACATAGATTCCAACCCAGCTAGTATCTCTTGATCTGACTTCTTCATATAATATACACATCCCTTCTTACGTATCTATAGTATACGTTTGAATACTTATATACTATATACATGAAAGGATGTGGTCATAATGGATAAGACAATGGAGTTTATGAAGAAGAATGTTGTGGTATTAGATGAGAACTCTGATGTTATGGAAACTGTATTGGAAGATATGGATATGCTATTGAAAAGAGGATATGAAAACCATGTAGACAAACCAAAAATGAGATGTTTGATCAATAAACTAAAATCCATCAACGATGTTATCATCCATCTTATTGGAGACGATCTGGTACATATCTTGGAGAATGATATTGAATATCACAACTCTAAGACCAAGATTGGTTTGAATAAAGATATAGAGGAGATGTGTGGTGACTATAAAGAATGGATAAGAGATGCAGACCTCTCAAAACTAAAAGAGGTTGAAAATAAGACAGAACCGCCAGTTATTGGTCTATCTCCTGAAGTATGCTTTAAGTTAGGAGAATTGATTGGTACTATATCTAGACTCTCTATTTCGTTGAAGAATATGGATTCCAGTACTAAAGTAAAGGATATAATAGTACTAGAACTGGCCGTATTAGAAAAGACTGCTATGAACATAGCACAAGAGCTGTTTCATCCTAAGAAGTGATATACCAGCCACTACTCTATATGAGTAGTGGTTTATTTTTTTGTCTCATAAGTCTTACTATGGCGACATTGCATTAAAGTCGGTATGCAAAGGAAGTGATATTGTATGGGAATAATATTGCCATCTTCTCAGGCAGTTAATCTGAATTCCCAAGCTACTCCTCAGAACGTTAATCCTCCTATGGTAGAGATTCCTACGTCTACCATCTATTATCATAAATCTACAACCAATAAGTCTTTCATAGAGATGAGTAACTACTTGAAGGCTATTGGTATAAAGAATCATCGTTTTATGCTTGCTCTATTGGATCCAGATCTTGCTAATATAGATCCCCATGATCCTAATCTGAATACAGCATATAAGATGAAAGTTCTGCAAGAGTGTAGGGTTAACTTTTGGTACTATCTGAGAGAAGTAGTAAGAGTTCCAACCTCTGGTCCTCCATCTCCATTCATGCTCAATAGAGGAAATATGGCATTCTTGTACTTAGCTACAATGAATATCAATACTATACTATTGATGCCTCGTCAGACTGGTAAGACCATTGGTGCAGCATGTTTCTATACTTACGTATATAACTTTAGAACACAGAATTCACAGATCTCTCTGTTAAACAAAGAGTTTAAAGATTCTAAAGAAAACTTATCTCGTATAAGAGCTATACGAGATTTATTGCCTCCTTATCTGAGATTTGATGCAGTGTTCTCAGTTATAAATGGTAAGAAGACCAAAGTTCCTAATACTGCTGTGTATATGGAACATGCAGTCAACCATAACAAACTAAGAACTTATGCCAAAGCACGAAACGAATTAGCTGCTGCTAATCTGCTTCGTGGTCAGACCTTTCCATTACTGTGGGTTGATGAGTATGCATTCGTTCCTTATATGAAAATCATATATGGTAACATGTTACCAGCTATGAGTAAGGCTGTTGAGATAGCTAAGAAGAACAATGTTCCATATGGTATTCTATATACCACAACTCCTGGCTTCTTAACAACCGAAGAAGGAAAGTATGCATACAAAGTTATCAATAATGCTACGCAGTTCAATGAAGGATGGTATGATCTAACCTATCCTCAGATTATAGATCTTATAAACTCTAATAGATTATCTACATTCGTTCACTTACAGTTCACATATCAAGAACTTGGTTATACAGAAGAATGGTTCTATAATCAATGTAAAGGAAACGAATGGGATTGGCCTCTTATCAGACGTGAGTACTTGTTGGAATGGTCTGATGAAGCAGAGAACAATCCATTTACCAAAGAAGACCTTGATACAGTTAAGAAGTTCTGTAAGAATCCTAAGAAGACTTTCCTTATTTTTAATAAGTATGAACTAAAGATCTTTGAAGAGATTCCTCTAAAGACCAACCTAGTTCCTAAGTATCCTCCTATTATAGGAGTTGACCCATCTGGTGGTGTATCTAAAGACTCTTCATGTTTAACTTTTGTAGACTCTAGAACTACTAGAGTATTTGCTGAGTTGAGATGTAATACTATCTCTCTCATAGAACTTGCTAGAGTTATAGAATATATAGTCATCAATATGATGCCGAATGCTATAGTCAATATAGAGCGTAATGGAGTAGCGACAGCAATCTCAGCGTAGAGAGAAATCTTTACGTTTCAACAGTGTTAATTGCTTTGACAGAGGGTTAGAGCCATCATGCTACAACGTAATCCGAAAGGATAAGCGTGATAGATTAAAAAGTTGATGGATTTCCTCACTTTAGCAGCGAAACTCCTAAGTGTGTATATATGGAGTACGTTCAACGATCAGCCCTTGACGAGGGAATGTAGAACTGCAAGCAAATGGCAGAAGAAAAATCCTGGCCTCAGAAATGAGGATGACAAATGATCTCTTCACGTCCTGTAATGGGAGTGCTTAGGAATCGGCCTAGGGATAAGAGTTGCGCCTTATCTAAAGACAAAGGTTACGGTTTATCGGTTATAGCAAAGCTTAAAGAGACAAGGATTAAGAGAAACCTCTATTATGAGATCAAAGATAGAGAGCTAGAAGAGACTATAGAGAATGGTGTAAGGAAAGTAAAGAAGACAAAAACAAAGGTATTTGGTATTCATTCCACATCTGCTGTTAGAGATAATCTTATAGAACTCCTTAAGGAGAGAATGAGACTTCATAAGGATAAGTTTATATCTCCTACGATATATCAAGAGCTTAGAGGATTAGAGGTTAAAAGAAATGGTAAGGTAGAACATTCTGATCTTACCCATGATGACCAGATCTTCTCTTATCTCATGGCCATGTATGTATGGTATGAAGGAAAGAATCTAAGAGAAACTTTTGGTATAGAGAAGTTTGGTATTAAGACAGAAGAAGCTGTAGATGATATAGTAGATCTCGCTACATCTGAAGATTTTGGTGATATCACTGAGCATATAATAGAAGCTACTAGAGACTATGGTGATAAGTTTGAAGCCGATATGCTTGCTCTCAACAAAGCAAAGGGTCTAATGCTTAGTGAGTATATAACTAAACAGAGAAAGAAAGAGAATGAACGTCTAAAGGTAATGCTGCAGAACCCTGTATATAAAGAAGCTTATGCTAGAAAGTATGGCATTCCTGCAGAAGATGTATCAATAGACGATGTAGGAGATAATGTAGGTCCTCAGACTACCAATCTTATTCCAGACTCTTTATTCTTAGATTTTAACAAAGACTACTCAGAACTTGGTAGAGATTCTGTATACAGTAATATGAGCAATGGGTTCATAGACTATAACGGAATAGTTACCAATAGACCAATAATGGAAGACGATAGCATACAATGATATCATACCCTCTATAGCAGACGCTATAGAGGGGTTTTAGTTATATACTATAGCAATGGAAACACTATCGTAGTGCTATATTAAAAGGAGTAAGATCGTATGAGAGCATTTACTTTTTTTATCTTCATCCTTGCTGTGGGTCTATGGTTATACTGTGTAAGAAGATTCTCTAGACCATTATGGGATAAGATAGTACATTATATCTCTCCTTGGGGTAAGAACAATGATGAAGAAAGGAGAGTAAAGTAATGAGAATAAGTACTGAATATGATGATTACAATATCGTAGACTTGCTATATAAGGACTATGACTTTAAGCTTTATACTCCTAATGGGTACGACTATGTCTTCATAGACCAAATACGTAGAAGAGTTGAAACTCTAAGGTCTATATGTTTAAGATTCTTATACAATCTAGGATATGCTTCTACTGATTCGCCAATAATGGAGTATGATGATGATATATGGATTGAATCTATCCCTTCTACAAGAGATGAGAAGAAGATTCCTTCTATATTAGAAGAGATAAAACATACTTACCCCATAACTGATGTAGAGATATCTAATTTCTATATGTATCTAGAGAATGAAAGAAAATGGAGAACTATCACATCTTTTTATGAGCTATACAAAGACTTCCGCAAAGCTGTCTTTGATGATATGAATGAAGAGCAGAAGTCAAAGAGTATGATTGCTGTAGCTTATTCTAAGCTATTGTGTAAGTATGATATAAAGATAGCAAGAGGTTTTAATACCATCATTCCACTAAAGTGGACATTTAGACTATTGTATGGTGATAAGATAGTAGACTATATAGACTACATGTATGAATCTAAGAGGATTGGTAAGGATGATATGAATGATAATATAATCATAGAGACCGAAAGGTATCTAAGATTGTATGATCAAAACCTCATATACGAATACAATGAGAAGAGATCTAAGGATAATACTCTTAAACAATACAAATCATGGAAGAAGAGTATGTCCTCATCTAAAAGTGATACTAAAGATAATGGAGGGTTTAAGATGAATCAAAAGCAGCTTATGGGAACTATTTGGGTTACTGTAGCATTTGTTGTAGTAATGCTATTAGTCTACATGTGCACCTATAGAATAGGGCCAGGATTTGCTGGAGTAATCTATAATGCTAATGGAGGAGTACAAGAAGATACTCTTAGCCAAGGATGGCATGTTGTATTCCCATGGCAGAGTGTTATAGAGTATCCTGTATCTACAGAGACTGTATCTTACTCTAAATCTAATGGTAATAAGGATTCTAAAGATACGTCTATCAATGTCAATACTAAAGATGGTAAACAAGTCAATGTAGATGTGAACTACACGTATCGTATGGATCAAACATTACTTCCACAAATCTTTACTAACTTTAGAGGAAGAAAGTATACTGATATAGAAGATACTATCATGAAGAATGCTATGTATCAGGCTGTTAATGAGGTAACCTCTCAGTATAACCTTATGGAGCTTGTATCTGATAAACGTCCTGAAGTGAACAATAAGATCTTTGCTAAGTATAAAGAAGCACTTGCTGAAGATGGCATCATTCTAGAGACGTTTAATCTCTCTGATATCAAACCAGATGATGCAACAGAACAGGCTATCCAGAATGTTGTCAATGCACAGAATGCTCTTGCTCAATCTAAGATTGAAAAAGAAAGAGCAGAAGTAGAAGCAGAGAAACTTAGAGTTGCTGCTAAAGGTAAAGCTGATGCTACTCTGATTGAAGCAGAAGGACAAGCTGCAGCAAACGAGAAACTCAGACAGTCATTGACTCCTGAAGTTATCCAGTATAACCAGATTCAGAAATGGAATGGAACACTGCCTCAGTATATGCTTGGAGAGAATACTGGAGTATTCATCACGCCTAATAAGTAATAGACACACCAATACCACTAGGGAACAATCCCTAGTGGTCATTATTAATCTCTGTTGTGCTTGTATACTATAACTATGGTAGCCAATAGTTTTAGTATTTAAAAGGAGTTGTGAGAACATGTTATTGGCAAATCTTAAGGTGGAAATCGACTGCACAGGATATCCAGGTGATATACTTCCTAAAGATCAAGGAAGAGATATCGCCAAATTAATCGGGAAAGAATTGAACGATTCTTTCAAGACTAAGATGATTGCATTTTTTGCGACCACTCTTGAGTCTAACTGCATGAACTTCATTGTTGAAGTAATCGGTACAAGTCAACTTATTAGGATTGGAGGTGTAAACTGGAATAAACTTGAAAAAGATATCAAGAAGAAAGTAGAAGCGCTTGACTTTATTGATCTTGAAGGTGTAAGCCTACATGAAATTACATTTGCTGAAGCTGCATCTACTGTTCTCTATTGCTATAAGCAAGATGACTATCTCATTCCAGATTCTGATCCTCATGATGTAATGGGGATGGAGAACAAATACAACGATGTCCCATCGATGTATCATGGAAGATTCCTTCCCATGATGAAACTCTATTGTGACTGTGTACTGCCTACAAACCTGCTGTTTACTGCTGGTAGTATCATCGATCCAGTTAGTGGTGGCGTACTGAGCGATAAGTTTCAGTACAGATATCAGGCTCTTGAGTATAAAGCGCTCCTTAAGAAAGGAATCGATAAAGAGCTCAAGCGTCTTGATAAGAAGACCATTGATGATACGAATCGCCCATTCAATAGATACTACAAAGCACTGATCGTCAATAGAACTCAGATCCACAATCTGATGATTGATCTAGTGAATGGGCTCAAGAAGAACAACATGGTTGTATCAAACAACTACTTTGTTGTGGATGTTATGGACCTATTGTTCTTGGCTAAGAATGATAAGTCCATCTTCATCAAAGTAGGTATGCTGCTTAGAGAACTCAAGGGTTCTACGGTTGTATTCTTGGCAGATGTTCCGAATCACTTCTTATTGACCACTAACAGCAATAAGGAGGAACAGTCTGAGCATCTTAGAGCAGAAGCACGTAGAGAAAGCGATGTAGAGAAGAATATTGATCTCGACTTTGATCGTCGTATGACTGAATACAATATTCTTGATACAGACGATTCTCTTGACTTTGCTACTAAGACTGTTGTCATACGAGATATTATCAATACTATTGATGAATCTCGTAAGGCTGAGGGAAAGCTTGAGATCATACAAGAGCTGAATAAGATGGTAAACAATGTATGCCGTAATATGGCAGTTGTTATTGCATACACGGATACTATCAGCTATTCCAATGATTACCTTTTTGAGCAGTTCAAGGACTTTGCAGACAATATTTCCATCACTCAGACAATGCTAAGTCCAGACATTCTCTCTGATGAGATTCTTATGGATCTTGGCAAGGCATCTGTATGCCGCCATTTCATGGAGTATGAATATGGTACTATGAATACTACGATGAAAGAGCTTCAAGACTCTTTTGAAGAGGAACTTAAAGATCTTATCATTGATCATTCTCCTAGTGATCCAATGTTCAAGTCTCTCTATGAGTTCCAGTTCTTCATTCGTGAGTCTGTAGACTTCAGATGGAGAAGTGATAGTGAAGGACTCTCCTACTTCTCTAAACTCAAGAAGAAGCTTAGTAGTACAAGAAAGAAGAAACTTTCTGATGCTAAGAAGAAGGGTAAGGAGGAGCTTGAGCAGGAAGAACAGCGTCAGGGTAATACATCTTCGTTCTCTGCGATGATGGGAGAAGCTCTTGATCATAGCACCTTTGGTTCTTTCATGAACCACGATGATGATCATTCCAATACGGATGAGACAAAGTCTGAGATTGAACTGGATAAGATGATTGGTCTGACCAGCATTAAAGAGCAGATCAAAGACTTCACTGCTTTCGTTCAGCTTGGAGAGATCAGAAAGAATAGAAAGCTCTCTCCAGTTCCTATCTCTAAGCATATGGTCTTCATGGGCAATCCAGGTACTGCAAAGACCACTGTTGCTCGTCAGTTAGGACGTATTCTTCATGCTAAGGGATTACTTCCTACTGCTAACCTCCATCAGGTTGCAAGAGATGATCTTGTCGGTAAGTATGTAGGATGGACTGCTAAGCTTTGTCGAGATGCTATTGATAAGGCTAAGGGCGGTATCCTCTTTATTGATGAGGCATATTCTCTTACTGCTAATGAAGGTGGTAACAACAGCTATGGTCAAGAGGCTGTAGATACCTTCGTCAATTACATGGATAAACCCGATGTAAGAGACGAAACCATCATCATCTTTGCTGGATACAAAGAACCAATGCGTCAATTCATCGCATCTAATCCTGGTCTGAAATCTCGTATTGGATTCTATCTGGACTTCCCAGATTATTCCAACGAAGAACTTCTTGAGATTGCTAAAGTACAAGCAGCTCATCATAAGTATACTCTGTCTGATGAGTATCTCGCTAAACTGCTTGCAACAATCAAGAAGGAGAGAGGAGCTAAGGACTTCGCTAATGGTCGCTTTGTACGAAGCATCTTTGAGAAGTCTGTCATCAAACAGTCTCGTCGTCTCATGAAGATGGACAACGTCAAGAATCTCAAAGACGAAGAGTTCTCTCTCATACTAGGAGAGGATTATTCCACTAAGGGTATGGACGATGGGAAGACGAATAAGCAGATGGGATTCCATATGCCATTCCATATTCCATCCAATGGATCAATCTTGATGGAAGATGAGAATGGGAACCTTATTGAGGTAATCCCAGAGTAATCACAACCATCAATCAGAAGAGAAGAAAGAGGATCTATCTCCTCTTTCTTTTTTTTATTTATAACTCATAGAGCACACATATATAAATTTTTATGTAATATATAAGGGTGGTATGATTATGCTTGACTTTCTTACAAATGATAAGGTCTATGAGATCCAAGCCAATGGGCAGATTTCTATGATCTTATCACAGTTCGATTCTGGATATATTATGGATATCGTAGAAGATACTCTGCGACAGCTGTTTAATAACTTTGATACAATACCGAGACCTAATGTGGTATCATCTTTTGAGAACTCATTCAAACAGCTCTATGATACGTATCCTAATGATATAGATAATATCAACTCTAGTAGAGAAGAAGTATATCGAACAATCATAGATATCATCTGTAAAAGATATGAACTCAGATTCATTCAGTCAGATGATATTGACCTATTCACTGTATCTTTATATTACTATGACTTCTTTGTAGCTAGAATAAATCAGTATATAGTACAGTTCTATGCCAAACTTCTTATGGATGAGAAGTCAGATATTTATATGAATATGAATCTAGAGTCTCTTAGAAAGAATAAAGATGTATCAACAGTATATAGCAATATGGCATTCAATGATGATGAAGCATTGGCTACTATTGCTGCTAATCTTCCTATGGTATTGAAGAATCTTGCTTCTAGTTTACAGATTCCTGATCATAGAGTGTTTAGATATACATATGGAGATCAACCTGCTATCCTTAATATATTCGATACCACTCTAACTCCTGTTGTACCGTTGTTCTCTAGATTCAACTCTCTGTTGTTTAATGATATTCTTTATGGACCTATGATCATTGCCATTAGATTGGAACTACAGAAGGCTATCGACTTTAATAAAGCTATGGCTGGAGTAAATAATACTACACAGTCTGCTTCTTAATATATTAATGGGGGATAAGATTATGAAAGAACTTGAATTGGAAGAGAATGGGGCAGGAGTATTTAAAGACATGCTCGATAGTGGATCTACTGATATAATCGATAGATTCCTTAGAGCTAATGCTGCAGATAGACTTGCTCTTATAAACACATTCAAAGAGACTGCTAAAGTAAATACCAAAGTAACTCCTGGAGTTATGTTTAACAGGGATAACTTTGTAGAGAAAATGGTAGATGCTTTTGAGGAAGCTAGTGGTATGAGGAAGTCTATTCCTCGCCTAGAATCCCTATTAGATAAGAAACCCAATCTTGTAAAGATGGTTGCTAATCAAGTACGTATAAACAGACTGTTTGACGACCTCTATCGTATTCCTGGTATTCTTAAACTTGATTATTTCCCAGCATTTGGATCTCTTCCTATGCTTGTGAATACAATGCTTGTTACATATGGATACGAGAAAGAGGCAAATAATAAGTATAGCGGACTTCTCTTATCTGCTCTTCTTGCCACATATAACAAAAAGATTGCTGTCATCGATTATCCTTCTATGTGGTTTGTTATCTGTTTTGCTAAGACCATTTCTTGTAATAGTATACTTCCCCCAGATGCCCTCAAAGAACATCCAGAGCTTGGAGAGTATATAAAACCCGTAGCAAATCTTGTTACTCGTATCAATGACGAGTATTCTGATGATCTCAAGAATGCTACACACGAAGATATCAATCGAATCGATATGGAAAACTTGATCGACGACGAAAAAGAGGTATAAAACTTTAAGAAGGAATACATAGTGATAATACGAATAGTGAGGTATTAAGTTCTTATGAATTCTTCAGTTATGGGATACCAAATCATCTTATAATATATACTTGTTGGGATATCACCATATATGGAATTCTTCTGTATATCTGATTCGTAGCGCCAAATTAGATAGTGACAGTGTAAGATGGGAAACAAGGCATGTAATATTGTTTCCGACAGAACATCCCCATCCTTAACTTCCCACATCTCAACTACCTAATAGCGAAAAATAAAAACAATTGGGGTATACCCTTATGGGTATACCTCCACCATTTTGTATGCTAAGGCCACATCTATGTAAAATTCACACATAGAATGGAGGAATTCATAATGAAGCAAAAGTGTTGCAATCATATTGATCCAACACATTTTGGGGACAATATAAACCACGCTTTTAATCATAGACCACCATTGCCTCCTCCGAATCCACATACAGAGGCATGGTATGATATAGAACAGTATAGACCATATTATCATCTTGGACATTGCTCGTGTATAACTCCTGGTAATATGCAGGGATTGTATAATCCTAATGGTCCTCTTCAGATCAGTCCTGCATTTGCTGCACGTACTATCCTTACTGGAGTTAGTGCTAAAGCAAAAGTATCTCTGTCTATCAAGTTCTCTTATAATGATGAGACTGCAGATACAGTAGTGGATCTTGAGGTTGGTGGTATTTATAACTTTACCTACTTAGAGAATGGAAATCTTATGCAATGTGCAGGTAAAGTAGCAGATATGTGGAAAGTATATGATTCTGATAACAAGTATAACTTCTATAAGATCAAGATAGATTGTTCTGTAGAGTATACTAACAAAGTGATTGTTATTAAGAATGATCAGATACGTGGTCTGTCTAAATACGTTCCATACTCTAATGAAGATACCACCATTGCTAATAGTGTTCATCTGTATGGAACTACCATTGGTAATATTTCAGACGCAGTAGTAACTAATGCAGAAGTAGATGCTAATGGTAATATACTCTCTGGAGACATAGTAGCTGGAGTAGTAGATGGTCATACTCTTGATGGAGTCTCTAAAGGAGAGAATAATAAACATCATGAGATCATGGTTACTAATGGAGATACCATTGGTGGTACAATAGAACAAGGTAAAGTATTGTCTGCTATGGTTAGATCTGGTAATGTAGATGGTACTGTAGAAGATGGCACTAATATCACTACTAGAGCTACCATTAAAGGAGCAGTACTTTCTAATGCTATCATTGTAAATACTCTTGTCAGAGGAGGAAAGACTTCTAAGGGAGTTTTCTTGGATCCTACGTTGAATGATAGTATAGTTTACAATGCTCAAGTCATTGGTGATGATATCATTACTATTGGTGGAGTTACTGATGGTAATATCACTACTGGTGGTACAAGTACTGGTGGAGAA